ATGGCGACCAATGCTGAAAAGATGAAGAACTACGGCATGACCTCGCAGCTTATCGAGCAGGCCGCCAAAGAAATGGGCGATGCCTACACAAATCGCCAGAAAGTCGAGCATACAAGCCCTGATGGCAGCATGACTCCGCAGCCGACAATCATCCAGCTACTGCCTGTTGAGCCAAAGCATGAGTAACGCCGTTCAACTGCCGATCCCAGCGAAGCTTGCGCCACTGTTCATCGCCGAGAATAAGCGTTACCGGTGCTCGCATGGTGGGCGTGGTAGTGCCAAGACGCGCACTTTTGCGCTGATGACAGCCGTAAAGGCGTATCAGTCGATGATGAACGGTGAAAGCGGCGTGGTGCTCTGTGCGCGTGAATTCATGAACTCACTGGAAGAGTCGAGTATGCAGGAGGTGAAACAGGCTATCCTGTCTGTTCCCTGGCTGGCTTCCAACTTTGATATCGGCGAGAAGTACATCCGCACCATCGACAAGAGCGTTAACTACGTGTTCTGCGGTCTGCGGCATAACCTCGACAGCATCAAGTCGAAAGCGCGCATCTTGCTCTGTTGGGTTGATGAGGCTGAATCAGTCAGCGAAATAGCCTGGCAGAAGCTGAGCCCGACCGTTCGTGAGGAAGGTTCAGAGATTTGGGTGACATGGAACCCGGAGCGCGACGGCAGCGCCACGGATAAGCGTTTCCGTAAAGAGGCTGGCGACGACTGTATCACCGTTGAGATGAACTACACGGATAATCCATGGTTCCCCGACGTGCTGGAAGGTGAGCGACAGAACGATCAGCGCCGCCTTGACCCGGCAACATACGCGTGGGTTTGGGAAGGTGCTTACCTCGAAAACTCTGATAAGCAGGTGCTGGCCGGTAAATACCGGATCGCTGAGTTCTCGGACCAGCTATGGAAAGAGGCCGATCGCCTTTTCTTCGGTGCTGACTTCGGTTTCGCCAAAGACCCTAACACGCTGGTGCGCTCGTTCATCCTGCACAACCGGCTGTACATCGAATACGAGGCATACGGTCAGCAGACAGAGCTCGACCATATGCCAGAGCTATACGACACAATCCCCGGATCGCGTGACTGGCCCATCAAGGCCGACTCCGCCCGACCCGAGACTATCAGCTATCTCAAGCGCCAGGGCTTCAACATCTCGGCTGCCGAGAAATGGCAGGGGAGTGTTGAGGACGGTATCGCGCATCTTCGCGGCTTTGACGAAATCATTATCCATCCTCGCTGCAAGAATGTGGCGAGAGAGGCCCGCATGTGGTCCTACAAAACGGACCGCATCACCGGCGAGGTATTGCCTAAACTGGCAGACGGTTACGAACACTGCTGGGACGGTATTCGCTACAGCCTCGACGGACACATTAAACGTAAGGGCCAGATGGCCGGGATGATGATCCCGAAAAGGTTGAGATAATTTAAAGAAACATATGCACTTGCCGATAATATCTACTCAATTCTGTAAGGGAGTAGATATTATGAATGATTGGTTTATGTCATATAAGATTTACCACACCAACGGCGGAGTATTTGAAAACTTCGAAATTTATGGTGCAAGCTCTTCGAAATCTGCATCAACTGTCTTAATTGAGTGCACTCAGAAGTTGGCAAGTGATTATGGCGTTAAGCCTGAGCAGATTATGTTTATTTCGTTCAACAGAGTTTAGCTTTTTAAATAGCCACAAGGTCGCCAAAGCGGCCTTTTTTTATGCCTTAAATCCACCAACGGACAAACCATGACTGACAAATTAACTCTCGCCGTCAACCATGCGTTGAACGATGCGCGGATGGCCCGTGCCCGTATGGGGCTGTTGGCGCCTACAATGGGGCTGGACAATAAGCGCCATTCCGCATGGTGCGAGTATGGATTCCCTGAGCAGGTCACTTACGAAAACCTCTACGCACTGTATCGTCGCGGTGGAATAGCCCACGGCGCAGTAGAGAAGCTGGTGGGCAAGTGCTGGCAGACCAACCCGGAAATCATCGAGGGTGATGATGCCGACGAGAGTAAGGATGAAACTGCCTGGGAGAAGAACACCAAAAAGGTTTTCACAAAGCGCCTTTGGCGGGCTTTTGCTGAAGCAGACCGCCGCCGACAGGTCGGACGTTATGCGGGTATCCTGCTGCATATCAATGATTCCAGAACATGGGATCAGCCTGTTGTTCGTGGCAAGTCACTAAAAAAGGTTACGATCGCATGGGCTGGGTCATTAACAGTCAGCGAGTGGGTAACTGACCAGAAATCGGCAGGCTACGGGCAGCCAAAGCAGTGGAAATATGTTGAGAGCCTTCCAAGCGGTGGAACTAATCAGCGCTTCGTACATCCCGATCGCGTCTTTATCCTTGGTGACTATTCTAATGATGCTATTGGCTTCCTTGAGCCTGGCTATAACGCCTGCGTCAGCCTTGAGAAGGTCGAGGGTGGTTCTGGTGAGTCATTCCTAAAGAACGCCGCGCGGCAGCTTAATGTCAACTTTGAGAAGGAAATCGATTTCAACAATCTCGCGTCACTTTATGGCGTGAGCATGGACGAGTTGCAGGATAAGTTTAACGAAGTTGCCGGGGAAATGAACCGTGGTAACGATGTTCTGATGACAACCCAAGGGGCTACAGTCACACCACTGGTCACAGCTGTAGCGGATCCGTCAGCGACCTATAACGTCAACCTGCAAACCTTCGCTGCATCTGTTGATATCCCTGTGAAGGTTCTGGTTGGGATGCAGACGGGTGAAAGGGCAAGCACCGAGGATCAGAAATATTTCAACGCGCGCTGCCAGTCACGGCGCGGTGACCTGTCATTCGAAATTGAAGACTTCAGTGACAAGCTCATCGACCTGAAAATTATTGATGCAGTCAGCGAGAAGACGGTTATCTGGGATGACCTCAACGAACAGACTGGAACTGAGAAACTCGCAAATGCCAAAACCATGGCAGAGATTAACCAGACGTTCCAGGGGAGCGGAGAAAAACCAGCCTTTAGTCGTGAAGAAATTCGCACTGCTGCCGGTTATGAAAACGTCGATGAATTTCCATTAGGAGAAGAGGATGGCGACGAAGAAGACGAAGCCACCGATTCTGCCGCGTAACTATCAGGATCCGACCGGAGCCGATGCGCTGGAACGCCGGGCAATGAAAGACTTCGCCAGGCGGATGAATAAGATTGGCAAGGCGTACAAATCAGCACTCAACAAAATACCTTCCTCCCTCGCAGTAAACGCCAGATACGAATACCAGCTAAACCCAATGCTACTCTCCATCATCCTGAACGATGCCAGTTACCTGGTTGATCAGGTACTGCTTGAAGGTGGCGATTACGACCTGTGGTTTTACGAGTACATCGATCTGGCTTCGGAAAAAGGGACCGGGCAGTCGTTCTACAACCTCAGTCAGCAATCCCCGGTGTACGCAGCCGGGCGTGAGTCGCTGGCCTCCATCCTCGCAAGCGACCAGTATCAGAAACGCATGGCGCTGGTGCATGCGCGTGTATTTGAGGAAATGAAGGGGCTGACGGCTGACGTTAAGCGCGACATGGCGCGTGTTCTTACTGATGGTGTTGGGCGCGGGCTCAATCCTCTGGACATTGCCCGCAACCTGACAGACCAGACCGGCATCGAGAAACGCCGGGCTAACCGGATAGCACGCACTGAAGTGACTACCGCGCTGCGCCGGGCCAAGTGGGATGAAGACCAAGAGGCGAATGACCTGTTCGGCCTTAAAACGCTGCTGGTTCACATCTCAGCTCTGTCGCCGACAACGCGACATACCCACGCAGTGCGCCATGCCCACCTCTACACCAACGAAGAGGTGCGTGACTGGTACAGCAAAGATGGCAACTCCATCAACTGCAAATGCAGCCAGCAGTCGGTGCTGGTGGATGCGGACGGCAAGCCGGAATACCCGGACACCATCACGAAACTCAAACAGGAATATAAATCGATGCAGGCGAGCGGTTACGCCTGGGCGGAGAAATAACTCATGAAATTCCAGGTAAACCACGAAGCACAGCGTCCAATCCAGGCACCGAAACATGGTGAGCATATTCAGGTCAACATCACCACAAAGGTGAACAGCCAGTCTATCCGGCGCGAAACATACAACGGGCGTGAGCACCTGGTGCTGCCGAGCTACACACTTCCAGCTAACGTCGTCATGAATGGCGGCTTGTACACGCAAGAGCAAATCGACGCCCACTATAAGGGGCTGGAAGGTACCCTGGCGCCGCTGGGCCACCCTCAGGTTAATGGTCAGTTCGTGTCTGCTTTCTCCCCGGAGGGGATTAACGCAGGCCATATCGGCGCGTGGAACCGCAACGTTAAGAAGTCCGGTAATCGTATCTACCTCGAAAAGTGGGTTGATGTTGCCCGCGCCGGTGAGTCTGAAGGTGGCCGAGAACTACTTGAGCGCGTCGCAGCCATCGAGCGCGGCGATGACGTTCCGCCGATTCATACCAGTGTCGCCGCTTTCCTCGACCAGCTTGAGCCTAACGAACAACAGAGAGCTACGGGTGCCGAGTGGGTGGCGAAGATTCACAGCATGGACCACGACGCGATCCTACTGCACGAAGTCGGAGCCGCCACCCCTGAGCAGGGCGTTGGCCTGATGGTAAACGCCGATCTGGCGCAGCCGCTTAAAGCGAACTCCGGCGCGCTGGTGGGTGAATCCTACCGGGAGCGCGAGCAGCGTCTCGATCGGGCAGCCAAAGCCAAGTTTGCGCCGGGCACGGATGAATATGCCTGGGTTGCTGACTTCACTGACTCGCAGGTGGTCATCGTGCGAAATGGCGGTGATGCTCAGGTTTACGGTTATTCCGCTGATGGCGGGAAGATCACAATCGACGATACCGGAACCGCAGTAGCGCGCCAGGAGTCGTGGGTGGCAGTCGTCGCTAACAAATTCAAAGCTCTATTCACACCGCAGGAACAGCCTGCACCAAACCACAAAACGGAGGGCGACATGCCTTTAACCAAAGAAGAACTGGAACAAATCGGCAGCATGATCGGCCAGGCTGTTGCGACCAATACTGAAGCGGCTATTAAGCCTCTCGCGGAAAAGGTTGATGCGCTGCAGGCCAATCAGAAGCAACTCGCGGAAACCCTTACCGCGAACTCCCGTGCCGAAGAGAAAGCAAAGCGCGAAGCGGTTGCGAAGGTCCATGGCGATATCGTCGCGAACGCTCTGTCAGGCGAAGCTCTGGACGCGATGTTCAAGTCGCTGGGCGAAGCTGCGCCGCTGGGCACCAACAATGCTCAGCAGCACAAAGAAACCGGCGCACCAGCCGCAGACGAACACTTCAAGTAAGGAGCCGGAATAATGCCACGTTATCGTCGCGTTAATATCGACGGTCAGTCTCTGTACAAGACCGAAACCCGCACAACGGCCGCCGGGTTGCTTCCTGGCACCGCCGCAACCATCAACTCATCCGATAAATTCGCTCAGGCCACCGCGCTAACCGGCCGCCTGTACATCATCGATGTCGGTTATCACCAGGGCCTGACAATCACCGAAGAAATCCCTGCCGGGGATTCGGCAGTAGGTAACTACGTCGAAGAAGGTCGTGAGCTGGCGCTGCGCTGCCTGCCTGGTGCGTATAAAAAAGACAGCCCGATCAAGCTGGGAACTGCCGGTCAGTTTACCCTTGCCACATCCGACACTGATTCAGTGATCGGCTACAGCCAGGATGAATACACCATCGCGGCCAGCACCACTGACTTCATTCGCGTGCGTATGCGCGTTGGCACTGTCGCCGCAGCTGGCGCGTAACAAAAGGACAAACACATATGTACTTCTCTAAAGAGACGCTGGCGACTAACTCCCGCCTCGGCGGGCACTGGAGTGAGCTGTGGGCAAACCGCAACATGTGGAACCTACAGAACGATTCCATCATTGCAGCTAACCGCGCAATGATGACGCCTGACATGCTGGCTTGTAACGCTGTTGGCGGTTTCTCCCGTGACTTCTGGGCTGAGATTGACAACCAGGTGCTGCAGCTGCGGGATCAGGAAGTTGGCATGGAAATCGTAAACGACCTGATCGGCGTTCAGACCGTGCTGCCGGTTGGTAAAACCGCCAAGCTGTATAACGTGGTCGGCGACATCGCTGACGACGTGTCAGTAAGCATCGATGGTCAGGCGCCATTCTCCTTCGACCACACTGACTACGCGAGCGATGGCGACCCGATTCCGGTGTTCACTGCTGGCTACGGTGTTAACTGGCGTCATGCTGCTGGCCTTAACTCTGTAGGCATTGATCTGGTTCTGGATTCGCAGATGGCGAAGATGCGCAAGTTCAACCAGAAGCGCGTCAACTACTACCTGAACGGCGATTCAAAAATTCAGGTTCAGTCCTACCCGGCGCAGGGCATCAAGAACCACCGCAACACCAAGAAGATTAACCTCGGTTCTGGTGCTGGTGGTGCGAACATCGACCTGACCAGCGCAACCACGACTCAATATTTTGAGTTCTTTGGTAAAGGAGCATTCGGTACCACCGCACGCACCAACAAAGTAGCTCAGTATGATGTGATGTGGGTTTCCCCTGAGATCTGGGCAAATATGGCTCAGCCATACGTAGTTAATGGTGTGGTGAGCGGCACTCTCCTGCAGGCTGTTCTGCCATTCGCACCGGTGAAAGAAATCCGCATGAGCTTCGCGCTGACCGGTAACGAGTTTATCGCGTACGTTCGTCGTCGTGACGTGATCTCCCCACTGGTGGGTATGGCTGTTGGCGTTGTGCCACTGCCGCGCCCACTGCCTAACGTTAACTACAACTTCCAGATCATGTCTGCTGAAGGCCTGCAAATTACTGCAGACGATCAGGGCCTGTCTGGCGTTGTCTACGGCGCTAACCTGGCGTAAGGAAACAGCATGGCTAAATACGAAGTTGTGCGCCCATGGTTCGGCGTAAAGGTTGGCGACGTGGTGGAGTTGAAAGATCTTCACCCGGCGCTGAAGTCTAACGTCCGGCTGATGAAGGGCGAGGCTGGTGGCGAGCTGAAACCTGCAACACCTGATGCCGGTACC